GAAGATGTCTTCATCTAACAAGATGTCACGAACTCTTTCGCGGTCAAGACTATCGCCATAACCCCAAGTATAAAACTTATTTTTATTCGTCACGATTTTGTTTATGTAAATCTGCGTTGCAGTGATTACATCATCAATCTTGGCACCGAAGTCATAAAGACCACCTTTACCATAGAAACTAAGAACATAATCAAAAAACTCTCTTGTCATTTTCCTGTTCTCGATATCTTTTCTAGTTATTTGCATAATATTTCCTTTCTTATTATGTCTTACAGTACCATATAAAACAGAAAATGTCAAGCACTTTCTTCACTTTTTTTCATTTTTTTTTAGACAAAAAAAAGGGAGACCGAAGTCTCCCCAAAAGAATAAATCTTTTAAACAGTAGTACTAGACCATTATGTCTGTGACTTTCATGATTCTGTAGTACTGGTTAGTTTTGACAGTTGCCAAACCGTTAGAAGGTGTAGCACCTACGAATGGGTTTGAAGTCATACCATAACGAGTTTTGAACCCGATTTTTGGTGCGAATGTATCTTGTGATACTGCCTTAACCATTTGTAATGGTACATATGGGCAATAGAATACACCAGCGTCATATGGGTTTGAACCCTTATAACCTACTGTCATGTAGTCTGTGCTTGCATATGGGTCGATGTATACTTTGATACGTCCGTTTAATAGACCAGCAAAAGTGTTACCTGTGTCGTCAACCTGTAGGTTGTTAGCGATTGCAGGTGAGTAGTCAAGAGTTCCAGCAGCAGCTAATGCAGTTGCAACGTCGGATGAACATATTACTATGTTACCTTTACCGCGACGAGTTTCTTTTGCAATTACGTTTGCTTCTCTGTCGATTTGTAGTCCAAGACCTTTGAACTTCTCTGCACTCCAACGTCCGTCTGTATCTGTTGATACACTGAATACGCCGTTTACAGCAGTTGATGCTTGTTGTGCGCCACTTTTCGCTTGTGAGTTAATTGTTCTGATAACTTCGCGGTTGATTTCAGCGAGGATTTCAGTTGACAATATATTAGCTAATTCTGTTTCAGCGTCTAGACCGTGGATTGCTTTAAGGTCTTGAGCAAGCTCTAAAGAATACTCTGCCTTTAATGCACGTGACTTAGCAGTAACAGTTTGTTTCTCGATTGTGAAACCCATTTCTTGGAATGTTCCACCACCTGATGAACCTAATGCTTCTGCAGTTGCAGTTGACATACCGCCAGCAGCAAGTGAAGTTAGACGTGTTCCTTCTGAGTCTGCGCCGTTCCAACCAGATGCGTTATCTGAGTCATGTGTTCCAGCTTGGTCACCAGACTTCTGTGTTTGTGCTTCGTTGAATAACGCTTCTGTTGAAGAAGTTGCACCAGCACCGTATCTTGCTTTCATAGCAAAGATAAGACCTGTTGGGCCATTCATTGGTTGTACACCACATACGTCGTATGCGAGTAGGTTAGGCATTGAACGTCGTACTAATGAGATTAATACTGGGTCAAAGTTTGCAACAGATGATGTTGCGTTTCCTGGCGCTGCTTCTGTTAAGAAACCGTGCATTGCTGAACGCTCTTCGTTTAGAGCTTTCTCTTGGTTTTCGAGGATAGCGGCAGTTACTTGACGACGGTGATGGTCTTTAATTGCATGACCTTCGTCTAGGACTGGTGCCCACTTTTCGATTAATGTGTCGTATGATTGTTGCATTTTGATACTTCCTTATTTTAATGCTGTTTTACGAATTGTTGAGAGGTAAGATGCCATTACGTCAGATACTTCTGCTGTTTGAGCATTAGCGTCTTCTGCGATGTCTTGACTTACTTCTTCTTTGATTTTTTGACTAAAGTATGACTCTTTGATTGTGTTTACTTTACTTGTGAAGGCATCTTCACTTCCAAAGTCTACATCTTCAAGGAGTGTTTTTAGTTTTTCAACTTGTGTTTCAGCAAGGTCACGAGATGCTTCACGTATAATTGTGTTGCGCTTATAACCTTCTAGTTCTACTGTAGTGTCGATTACTTTCTGTGTTTGTTCGTTGAGTTTTGTTTCCAACTCATCAACGGACTCAGCAAGTTCATCAACTAGGTCAACTTTAGATTCTGGAACATCAATGTAAGACTCTGTGAAGAGGTCTTTCATTTTCTCCATGAAAGTTTCAGCAATCTCAGTACGCAGACCATTCTGCACAGCAAGTTTGTTGTCTTCCATCCAAGTTTCAACTACATAGTTGAGGTAGTTGTCCACTTTCTCTACAAGGTCAGATTTAGTTGAAGATACTTCTTCTGCTAACTCTTCTTTGTATTGCGCTTCTAATCTGTCAACTTCTTCTGAAAGTTTTGATTTTAGAGCGGACTCAAAAAGTATTGCGGTTTTAGCTTTGAACTCTTCGGAAAGAGTTGCTTCAGACTCAACTAGTGCGTCTAATTCAGCAGAAGTATCTACAGTTGTTTCAACAACAACTTCACTATCTTCCATATCTACTGATTCGTTGTAACTGCCATACATCTCTTCCATGTCCTTTTTGGACATTTTAAGCATTTTGTCAGTCATTGCACTAATCATACCCGCTTTTGTTTTTGGGTGGACTTTCTTGATAGGAGCGGGAGCATCCTTTACTACCTTATCGACAGACGCCACTGCATCTTCGGGAGAAGTTGCGTCGGGGTCTGCTTTAGGAGCAGGTGCTTTACCATCCATTTCTTCGAGAGTTTGTTCAACGATTTCGTCTGTTACTACATCGTCGAGGTCTTCATGTTTTTCAGTCATAATGACTCCTTTACATATTAGATTTTAGTAACGAGAGGAAATTCTTAAACTCTCGAACACTTGTCTCATATAAGACAGTCTTCGGAGCATTCTTAATTTCAATCTCCATTTGTTCAATTACTTGAGGTTTAAGGACACCGTTATCCCAAATCCAATCAACACCTTCCATTATACCATTAACAAAAGCATCTGGTGCTGATGGGTCTTGTACGATGTCAACCGTACTAAGAATAAAGTCGTCTTTCACGACCATTGCGTCACCCTTTTTCTCAAGACTACCCATACCACGAGTTGACACACCTAGTTGTACACCACCATCGAGAAGACCTTTAACAATCCGTCCCATTGGAGTATCCAATATTTGTGCCTTTCCTACCACATCAATTCCCTCTAACTTGAGGTCAGTGATTAGGTGAGAAACTTTATCCAAGTTAACAGTTGGGCCTTCGGGGTGGTTGAGTTCCCCTACCGCACGTTTCTTACTAACTTGGGTTTCCACGTACTTGTTTACTGCCTTCTCCATAATCGGTTTAGGGTAAACACGTCCGTTTCTATTCTTTTTATCGGCTTGTGCAAATACGCCTTCTATAACGTATTTCTTTTCGCCATCTTCTTTTTTCTCTACGATACATTGTAGAGTACTATTCTCTGTAAATTCTGTAATTAACTTCATTAGGTCAATTCCTTTATAACTTTTTCGATTGCCCTCTTTGCGTCATTTAAGTTGTCATAGTGGTCTAAATGGTCACCATCAACATACGCAACAAAACCATCTTTTCCTTGTGTTACAAGTACAGGAATTTTATTAAGGGTCTTTTTAAAGACAACCTTTCCCTGTGGTTTACGACCCGCAAGTTCTGTTATGAGGTTTTTATAAGTTTTCATACATCTATTTATACAAATTTATTTTTATAAAATTAACTATTTTATTCGATTTCTGCGATTATTTCTTCGTCAGATATCTCCATATCAGCATCTGGAGTCTCTCCATTGAATATTTGTCCTGCAACAGATATTCTTTGTGACTCTAATGCACTTGATTGTTTATCCTGTAATATAGAATTAAACATATCTTGTGCCTTATTCAACTGACCATCACCTATGTGGTCTATCATTTGTGCTAATGCTTCATTACTCATTGTTATCACCTTTTTCTTGTTGATTATCATCTTGTTGTTGTTGTGTATTCATAGGGTCATTCACATCTACAACTGCATTTTCTTTTTTAATTTGTTCCTGCATTTCTTTTATGTCTTCGTCATCCATACGCATGACGTTTTTCATAACCCATTCGCGTGAGAAATATTCACCAATATATTCTTTTACGCCTTCGAGACCTTGAATTCTAGCACCCAATATCTCAGCGTCTTTTAGTTCAGTGAAGTGATTGTCTCTTTGGAAGTCAACCTGAATGTCGTTCTTCCAACTTTCCCAATCTTGTTCTGTTATGATACCTTTTAGAAGAAGTTGTTTCTTCAATATACCTGTGAACAACATTGAAAATCTTTTGCGCAATCTGTCAATGAACTTTTGGAACTTGACTTCATCACGGGTCATTTGTGAAACACTACCGAGAAGGAATGCACCTCCGCCATTATCTTGTTCTAATCTACTCACAGGAACATTCAATGACCTATACATTCTCTTTTGGAAGTATACAACATCATCTAATGCACCTAAGTTTTGACCACCTTCTAATGTGGCAACTTCTGTTCCTCTAGTGCCTTCACGTCTTGGTAACCAGAAGTCTTCTAACATAGACATATGTTTACGGTCATCTTTCAGATTACCTGTATTTGCGTCATAGACTAACTTGTTTCTATAACGAGACATTATGTCTTTCATATATGCTTCTGCTTTGTTACGAGGCATGTTACCCACATCAACATAGAATATGCGTCTTTCAGGCGCACGCGCAAGACGATAGATAACAAGACTGTCTTCCATCATTCTTAATTGGTTAATGGGTTTGAGTGCCTTGTGTAAATATGACACAACCTTTTTCTTACTGGGGTCAAGTAATCCTGATGTCACATAGGATATTGAGTCGGGTGAAAGTTTTACACCCTGTCCTGCTCCTGCTTTATCTTGGTAAATGTAGAATTCTTTTATTTTATCTACAACTTCTGCCCCTGTCGTAACATCTTTCTTGTGAGTTAGTTGTCTCACTTTTCTTATTTTTGCAGCGTCAACAGGACGTATCTCTTGGATACCCAACTTCAAATTCTTCTCGTCTGCCACAAGGTGGAAGTATACTCTACCATCCACATAGAATGAACGGAATATGTCATGTCCCAAATCATTGAACTTTAACATGCCACATATGTTTGAGAACTCATCTTGCATGAGGTTCTTTATTTTCTTTGCTGCTTCTATCTTGTCTAGGTTTAGTGATACAGGTGAATCTAGTTCACTGCCCACTATTGATTCGTTCACGATATCTTCTATCGCGGCATCTACTTCTGGGTGAGATGCTACACCTCTATATTTCATCACTAACTGATGATTGTCTTTTGTCTTTCCACCGTCCATATCAACGTATGAACCATAATGTGAACCAGACGCAGTAACAAAACCCGCACCATCATCATCGACAGGTGCAACTACAGAACGTAATTTTTCTAATTTCTTTTCTTTGTCATTTTCTGAATTTGATTTTGCTCTTCTGAGTTCAAATCCAAATAGTTTTAAACCACTATTGTCTTCTGCCATTATATTTTCCTATTTCTAAGTTCCCTTCAGTATAAGAGACGGGGAATAACCCCGTCCCTATTCATATACTTATAATCAGATTAACTATAATATTATGCTGCGCCTGGCGCTGGGAAACCCCCACCTATAGTAGAACCACCAGTGAGGTTCATTGTAGATGCTGACTCCCAATACTGAATTGCCATAGAAACAGTAAACTCTTCAACTGCTTCGGAAGCACCAGAACTTAACGCGATTGCGCTAACAGAAGTTGGAAAACAACCCCTGAAGAAAACTCTTTTTATTGAATCTCCTTGATTGTCTAGATGGTCAACTGTTACATCAGATTGATAGTTAGCAGGATTAGTTTCACCTGTGTTAACACTATGATTATTGATGTGATTCATCCATGATTCGAAAGCATCTCTTAGACCAAAATCAGTATCATTTAAAACTGATAGTTCTAAAGCACCGAAAGTTCTATTACCCGCAAGGTTTATATTCCTACCACGAAATGGAACTGAAACAGTACCTATTGTTGAAGCAGGAAGTGATGCTGAAGTACATAGGAATGAAAAATCAGCAGTGTTACCCCTGAGTGGAATAGCTGTGGGCCAAATACATTTTACTTGAAAAAGATTGGGACGTGCGCCACCACCTGATAATTTGTTTTTGAAGTCTTCTATACCTAAATTTGCCATTTTCTATATCTCCTTAAACAACGCCAACGACTTCTTCGAACTCGACACCTGTTCTAACAGCAACAAAGTTAAGTGTTACATAGTTGATAGAACGTGCGGGTTTGATGAAGATGCTTGCTACAAATTTGTTTGAATCTACAATAGCGGGAGTGTTGTTGGATGCGTCACATACAATTTTAAAGTCTGTAACACCTCGACGACCCTTGACTTCACGTAATAGAGGTTCTACAATGTTCACGAACTCTGCACGAGTAAACTCGTCATTGAATTCAAACATTGCTGCTCTACCAGCTGATGCTATTGTTCTCTCCAAGACTAAGAACAATCGACGAACGTTAATTCGGTCAAATGCAGATGGTCTTGATGAATTGGTTTTATCACCAAATAGTATAACTCCATTGCCAGGAATATTTGCTATTGGGTTGATGCCTACTTTATATAACGCATCTCTTTCTGCCTTTGTGGGAGA